ATTTAAAGAACGTCTTGCAGATCTTAATTGATAACCTGTTCTAGTTCCTCTTACACCAGTTCTTTCAAAAGCTTCTTCAATAATTTCATCCATTTGTGGATTAAATTCTGTTACTTCTGAAGTAGGTGAAATAGTTTGAGCAGTATTACCCATACCGCTGTGATTTGTACAATAATAAAATAATAGTGGAGCGCCAGTAGTTCTAACAGGAGCGACATTGAAAGTTGTTTTTGCTCCTGCATTTCCAGGTGTTCCAGTTGAGGTTACACCAGTAGTGTAAGCAACACCTGCTGGTGTTGCCCAAGCTCCATTGTCTGTAGTTGAAAAGGCTATTTGATGTGTATTATTTGAATTATCAGATTGATCAAAGATATAAGTATTACCTTCTTGTAAATAAAGGACAACATTGGCTTCTCCGTTAATATAATATTTATTACCGGTACCGTATTTATTAGTCCCCGTTGCTACGGTTACTGTATAAGTTATTGTAGCCACAATTTAATCCTACGTAAATGTTATAGTAACACCAGGTGTTGCAGTTAAATCTAAATAAACTCCATCGTCTAATAGAATTCCAGAACCAGGAACATAAAAACTTATTCCTTCAGTTCCAAATTTAAATGTAGCTATTGCAGTTCCTGTAGATCCACCAGATTTAAAAATTATAGTAGAACTTGCTGCACCTTCAGCTTGTATTCCTGTAATTCTAGCTCTTTGGTTTCTTGGAACTAATAATCCATCTCCTGTAGCGTGTACTACCTGTTGATCACTTGAGTATGATGCCATTTGTTTCTCCTTAAATTTTGTGTGGGCCGAAGCCCACACTTAATTAATTAATTACGCTGACTCTTGGCCGTCATCAATCATATGATACCAAATATAGCCTTCAGCAGAACCTGCACCACCGGCACCTGTTCCTGTGATTTGTATTTTAGCTTGTTCAGTAGCACTAAAGATTGTACCAATTGATACGCCTTGTTTATTGTTAGCTGCACCACTTGCACCTGGGAATGAAAACCCTGGGAAGTATGTTCCGATTGCAGCGTTAGTAGTTGCTCCGCCATCTACTAAAGCATCAGCATCTAAAACTCCTGCAACTACACCTACTAAACCTAAATCAAAAGTATTAGCTGCACCTGCGTTTGTGCAAGTTACTTGTACTTTAGATATTAAAGCGTTTTTTGGTATTAAAACCGTAGTTAAGTTAGTTGAAGATTTTGTAGCATTTCTAACTCCCGCTGTTTGAAAATCAGCGATGTGAAATTGTGCGCATACTTCTACTGAACCAGCAACTGAAGTTCTGTTGTTGTCTCCGTTTTGTCTTACATTTCCTGTAAATGTTGTGTTTGCCATTTTATATTCCTCCTAGAATACGTAAATATAATTACCTAGGGTATATCGCCTATACGCGTTTATATTTACTGTTTGTATTAATGTATAGTGATTGATTTATATACTAGTTTTAAGTAGAGCGCAAGAGAGCCTGTAGTGTGAAATGATTTTTCAACGATGTAGCTTTTGATTAAGTAGCTACAGAAACTTGTGGAGCAGCGCCTTCAACGCTATTCTGCCTGTGGGCAATAGCTGCTTCTTCCAGCTTTATGTCAGTGATAATTTGTTTTACTTTGT